AGTGCACCTCATCTGAACAATAGGTGCAGCATAGAGACCATCAGCCTTGATGTAGACTTCCCAAGTGTGGTATGCAGATGCTCCGACAGTAGCATCGGGCGCAGCCCATGTTCCTCCTACAATACCGGGCGTGTACCCTGCCGTGATTTCAGTACAGTTCGTGGCGAGTTGAACAGCCCGAACCACAGTTTGAGCACCAGAAACGGGTCCTATATCAGCATGACATGCAATCCTGTATACCAAAGGCGATGATTGTGGCGGAAGAGTAATGAACGCATCCGTGTATCCCGCTCCAGCAGTGTACGACACATCTACTGCCATAGTCGAAGTGCCCACTACGTTCAAAGGCAAAGGGCCAAGTGGTGCGGCATTCGTCCATCCACTGGGTCCAAGGCTATGATAATATGGCATGGAACGACCAAGTGACGTGAAGAGACGTGGCTTCATAAGAGAGACCTGGTAGGTGACATGGAGCTCACCGATATTGACGTCGGAGCCTTGAAACCCGACGGTAGCTATCTCGAAACGACCAACGTCGTACAAGCGCTGATCAGCTCCAGTGGGAACAGTTCCTGAACGGGTAAACAAGGTAGTGATAGACGACTGATGGGGGTCGCACTCAACAGGGTGCACCATATCCTGCGAAGGCTTGGCAGACATGCTGTAAGCGTGGTTCTCCATCTCAGCCTTGTTGTTGAAAATGGGCTGGTAAGTGTTGTACTGGGTGGCCATGATGATGGACCCGAGCGCGGTGTTGGTAGAGTTGAGCGCGTCCGCTGACATAGAGCGAAAGACAAAGAGACATCCCTCAAGGACGTATTCCTCGTAGTTGGCTGCGATCTGCGCGAGCCACTCAAACGTAGAACCCTGCGCGGGGTTTATAGCAAATTGGTTGGACCTGAACTGTCCAGGTGTGGCGTGTGTGCGGACATCCATAACGTACTCGCGATGTGAAATGGTAGTACCATTTATTGTCGGTCGATTGGCCACGAAAGGTACTTGTGAACCCTCATAGAGAGAGTTGGAGCGGACTTCGTACTCCCCGAATCCAGTAGCGGTCTTGATGACGTTACCGAGCCATCCTCCGAATTTTCTACCAGCGGGAGCGAGTTCTCCGAAACCCGAAGCGACGAGACCCGTACCCAGACCTGCGCCGAGAGCGGGACCAAGCCATCGGCTTTTTTCTGTAGCGTAGCGCGACATAACTAACGCGCCTCTTGAACTTCATAGCAGCACGGCGCTTTTTAAGATTGTAATACTTTTTTTTGAGTTTCCAAACATCAGACTTGGGAGCCATTGCCGTGAGTGATTTCCAGCTGGCCTTACGGACGAGAGCCCAAATTTCTTTCCGCTGAACTCCGGCATACCTGTAATACATCTTGGCTTGACCTTCAAGCTTTGAACTAAGAGCGACCGCGGCGACAACGCCGGGCGAATCATCAGACATATCAGCGGACATGGGGGGTGACTCCTTGAACTCAATGGACAACCGTGAAAACTCTACTGCAGGTGGTAAATGTCTTTTCCTTTTTTTTTTACGCTCTTCCATATACTAAAAGTCGGTGACGTCAGCAGAATATTATAAAGTTCGCGATGTTTATATTAAGAAATGACACGTGGCACTTTTTGATTGGCCTAACAAAATCCGAGAAAAAATCAGGTATGACGTCATCTTTTGACACGTGGTGCGAAGACTTATTCGGTTCTAGTTTAGATCAGTCCTACAAAATCAGATACGATATGTGCGATAACACCGTGACCAAGACACCATGCAAGAAGCGTAAGCGCGTGGAAGAACCCGACGAGGAGCCAGGGACCGCGGTCGACCTCAAAGCGAAGGTACTCCGCGTCCAGTGCAGGAAAATCCTCCTGACCTACAAAACACACCTCGATAAAGACGAGTATACTGAATGGTTCCACAGGGAGAAGAAGCCAACAAGCTTCCTGCGCCTGGCGCACGAAAACGGAGACGAAAAGCACCCGTATCAACACACTCACGTGCTGATTCACATGAAGGAGACACCAAACTGGAAGAAGGCGACGTGCCTGGACTACAAGGGGATACACCCAAACCTCAAGAAGGTGGCGTCAGTGACACACTGGAAAAATGCACGAAAGTACCTAGGAAAAGAGGACCCAGAAAATCAGGACCTCTTGGAGGAGGAGGAGGAGGAGTTACCGACGGAGGTAGCAAGCCGTTGCGAAAACGAGCTGGAGTTCCTAAACGAAATGATGCGGCAAGACCGCACCAACGTGAAAAGTGCGCCGTCCCTACTGACGATTTGGCGCGTGGCCCAGCGCCACAAAGTGGTGGAGAAGACGGTGACGGCGACACCGAAGAACACACTGTACTGTGCATGGCAGAAAGAAGTACTCTCTCAGATAATGAAGGATCCGACCTCCCCGAGGACGATCAAGTGGATATTCGACACGCAGGGGAACACGGGGAAGACAGTGTTCGCGAATCACCTGAGCGACTTCCACGGGGACAAAGTTTTGGTACTCCCAAATGTGTCGCGGATGGACTCTGTTGCCTTCATCCTAAGCAAAAAATTAAAGGCGGGCTGGAAGGGGGACACCTTGGTGTTCGATGTTGCGAGGGGGACTCCGATGACGACAGCAGCGGCTCTGAGTTCCTTAGAACAGTTGAAGAATGGCCGTCTGATTTCGGAGAAGTACGAACCTACCGAAGTAGAGGGACTCAATCTAAACCATATAGTCGTCCTTACAAATTCCCCTCCTCCAGTCGGGGGGGATCATATCAGTATGGACAGGTGGGACGATATACACGAAATATCCCCAGATGGTACTCTGGTGCCCCATAAACCAGACGAATTCATGTGCTTCTTCGAATAAAATCTCCTTTTTCCACACCCAACAAGCGTGTCGAGCAGGGAAGAAGGGGGACTAGGGGGCTAGGGGGGGGCCTTAACATTAATAGGCCCCCCCCACAGGACTAGGACTAAGGACTAAGAACTATATAGGGAGTGTTGAAAAATATTCTATAATTTTTATTTGCTAAAGACCGGTCCGCCCTTCGGGCGGCCTAGAAAGTGGGCATTTGCTGCACGTAAAAGTCGAGGCGTCCGGTTGCCGGGTTGAGTGAGGGAATATTAGTGCACCTCATCTGAACAATAGGTGCAGCATAGAGACCATCAGCCTTGATGTAGACTTCCCAAGTGTGGTATGCAGATGCTCCGACAGTAGCA